ATCCAGGAATTTTACCTATTATTTCTGATATATGGTCCTTAATACCTAACCATACACCGTATAGAAATGCTACTGCCAAAATTACGTATGGTAAGAACTTAGCAATAAACATCGCAACCATTGCAGCTGGATTCAATATAGACACAAGTATTTTCTTAAGACCTACCAATAGTTTCGGCAAAATCTTTACAAGCGTCTTAAATAAGTCTCCTCCTGCCTTCGCAGCTACGGCAACTTTTCCACCTTTCTGGTATGCCCTTGTGTAAGACTGTGCGAGTTTTTCGGTACGCATCGCCAGACGTTCTTTTTTACTCGAAGCTTCCATAGCCTTCGTGGTAGCTTTTGCCATGGATGTAGCCATTTGAGTAGTAGTTTCAGGTGCAAGCTTTACTTTTCCATCGGCGATTCCTTCAACCTTGTTATTTTTCTTAATAGCTTCGGCCATTTCCTTTTGCTGGCCACTAGCAGATATTTGTTTTTCCTTACTCTTACCTACCGGACTATTTTTCAAGATAGAAAGGATCTCTCTAAGAATACCAGTCTGAGTAATTACAGAAGCCTTAATAGCATCTACGGGGCTTGCTATTTCGCTAACATTACCGTCTTTACCGGTATTAGCCAACTGCTTCTTAAACTCATCGAGCGCTTTTGCAACATTATTATAGCTACCAAGCTGATTGTCAATAGACTTGGCAATAGCGTTCATCTGACCGGCTTTCATTCTTTCGCGATTGGAATCCATTGCATTCATACTTCTATATTTATAAAAAAGAAATCAGCCTAAACAGACTGATTTCTTTCCCATTACTCAATTAAGGAACAAATGAAACTATTAGTAACCAAAAATACCAACAATGAACGGAGGTGTCTTGGATGGGAATTCACTAAGTTCAAGGCAGGTCAGATTGTAAGACTGACTCTTCTGGTAAATCTCGAAATTAACCTTTTCCTTATTCTTCCAATGTTCATTCAAGGTCGGGTACTTTTCGAGAAGCTTAGTGTTCTCTTCTGTAAATTCAACAATATTTTCACGGATAAGCGGACGTCCCTGTTCGTCGGTAATAACAGTATTCTGTTCATCACGGTCTGCATACTTCTGAACGAGTGCCTTCTGTTCCTTGTCGAATTCTGGATAATCCGGTTCACGACGTTCGTCATAAAGTTCGTTCATCAGCCTTGCATACGGTTCAGCCAAAGATTCACAGGTGCGATAAATAAACCAAGAATACTTTGCAGCTTCACCCGGTTCATTTACTTTCTTTGATAGATATTCAAAAATCTGCTTTAGCTGAATGTTATTCAATTTCACTTCACGTGCAGTCATATAACTCCTAATTATTTTTAATTAATCCTTTGTTGTACAAATATATTAAAAAACTGTAAAGATGCTTACACACAGATGGTGTTTTTTCCGGATTTCTTACCTTATTTGGAATACGGTTATAACCCTGAATCTGACCGAAGAAAGTCTTTGACTGAACGTCAGGATAAGCAGTGTTATAACGGAATGCCTTACATTCGCAGAACACTTCACCAATATTCTTTACCGAGAAAGGCTGTTCGATGTCGTCCCTATGGAATTTAACAGTAACCTTATACTTTCCGAATTCCTCAAATTCAGACTGGACAACTCCTGTACAAACCATGTCTTCCGTATCTTTACCGTCTACATGATAAGTAATAACGCTAAGATCTTTATCAGAATAAGGGAAAACCTTTCTGAAGTTATTAAGCAAATCCTGAATAGTCATCATCTGAGCTTCATTAAGCTCTGAAATGTAATTCTTAAAATTAATCTTCATTCTGCTCCTTAGGGTTGTCATTATCCTTACGTATACTTACCAAGAAATCACGAACGGCCTCAATGTCCGGATATTTAATAATCAACGGGTGTTCGGGGTCACGTTTCAAGTCATTCCAAATATCGGTAATACCATTATACCACATCAAGAACCACCAATAGTTCATGGTTCCGTATGCTCTTAAAGAAATTAAATCCGGTCTGCAAGCTTCTTCGTCACGGACCACAAGAAAGTTATCTTTTCCAAATTCATAACCGTCGGCGTCAAAAGAACCAAGGTCATACTGAAGTATACCGTCGACAATAACTTTCTGTAAATATTCTGTTCTTGTAGCTATCGTTGCCATGCATTATTTATAAAAGAAACCTGTCAGGTGACAGGCTTCTGAGACTTGATATACTCGATAAGACAGTATTTAACAACTGGCCGTAGACTTCGATAATAATGGTCGACTTCGGTATACGGAATCAACTTATAGTTATCTACTTCCGGAACATCCATACCGTCAACGTTAAAATATGTGCAGCATTTCAACTTACTCAAATCAACTTCTGTACGAGCAACATATACATGCAAGTCCTTATACTTCGTGTATTCGAACATTCCGCAATCATATAAATCCTCCTTCTTCAATCGAATTCCGGATTCTTCATAAAGTTCACGTAATGCAGTCTCGTAATGTTCCTCATATCGTTCAACATGGCCCTTAGGAATATCCCAATGGCCATAGACATAAGGATGATGAGATGGATGACATGCCAGGAGCATGTGAGTCTTCTCGTCAATTATAATTACACCACAACTTATAGCTTTCATATTAGTAAATATAGCAAAATTTTAAAAAATTTAAACACTTTTTATCTTTTTATCCAAATTTTATTTAGACTTTTCTATATTATAAATATAATGATGTTAAATAGCAAAGTTTTTAATATAAATAGCCCTATGATTCCTTTTACTAAGAAGGAATTGAGCTCTGTGATTTGTAAAAACATTACCGTAGGCTATGTGTCTACGGATTACTACAACCTTATCGAAACCCTCAAGCGTATCGCTACCGCAAAACAGATTCCGGTTACGTTGAATGTCAATACAATTTATAACTCGACCAACAACCCAGTAAACAAGCAAGATGTGCTTATCAAGGTCGAAGGAACACAGACATTCCAGGAATATATCAACAACGCAATCAGTAATGACGAAAATTCCGAATATATTAACTTCCTTACCTATTCTGTAAATTTCAAGGATTCGGTAAAAGAAATCAAATATGCGATGTATAAGAAATTCCTCTGGAACTATCACAACATCGATACCTGGTTCTCTTCTCACAACATTGGTCTTACCACTGACCGCAAGAACCAGTTAATACAGGATTTCGATTTCTTCAAGAAAACCGTCATCGAAACAAACGACTTCGGTTCTTTCGTTGACAGTTGCAAAGCCGAAGATATTAAGCTCGCAACCAATTACCTTATCAACAAGGGAATCGAACTTTTGAAGAAACACAAGATAGAGCTTAATACGCACATTAACAACATGAACAAGAACGAAGAACAAATTATTCTAAACAATCCGATTATATTGCGAATCTATATGCTCGGAAGCTGTGCGGCTCAGTGTAGACGTGACTGGCCAAAGCTCAAGTTCTCTGTTCTCGACAAACGTTCACTTGACTCTATCGCATTATGGGAAGACTAACGTATGGCATTAACATTTAATTCTTCAATCGGTGTTTTTTCAAACTGGCATACCTTTGATAACAGCTGGCTTTTCGAATATACTACGCTTACCAAGAGTGGTAGGGATGCTACGCAATATCCAGATGAAGAAGTCGAAACGGATAGATCCAAATATCCGGCCGGAACTATTTTCTTCGATAGTGACATTTCGAACTTTGTCATGTCTTCTTCTGTCAAGAACGTCTATATCGACAAGGTTCCGATTAAATTAAAGTCTTCGAATGTTCAATATACAAGTATTACGAATGAACTTGATGATGAAGGTAAACCTACTGGTCGTGTAAAACACCGTTGTATCTTCATATTCGATTCCAAGACTCCGATTGACCCGGGTAATCTCAGCATTACGCTCGACGAACCAGTTAGTGCTTCTACTGCTGACAATATCCTTTACGAAGTAAGTCGAAAGAAAAATAAGATTACTTCCGAAAATTGCATTAGTGATATTACTCTTACAAAGAATGCTGACCTTTATACGTTGACATTCAATATCAGTGTCGATAACGAGTCTTCGATTAATGACAAGAAGTTAACCGACCACCAGATTTATGTTACTGTCTGGAATATCGCAGGTAACAAACTCACTGTCAATACTGACGGTACCTGGAAAACTATCCTCACCGAAAATGACATCAGTGACGCCGTTCCGTTAATTATCACATTTACAGATCCGGTTCCGGAAAACCGAATCGTCTATCCGCCTAACGAAGGTTCTATCAGGGTTATCGTTCAAAACCCGAACGCGGAATTGTTTGACATTGTTCCGACAGTTCGTCTCGAAGATGACAGTATCGGTATTATCGACGGAGACCCGACAGCAAATTATGACCCAAGTACAGGTACATTGAGTTTCTATGTCCGTCCGATTACAGATACTGGTTATGTTGTTGTCAGTGCATGGCTTTCCGTAAACAATACAGAAATCGACGGTGCTCTCAAGGCTAAGACTTATGCCATCGGAATGGATGGTGAATGGATTGGCGCAACCGAAGGTCGTTTGATTCGTTTCAAACAGAATGTTCCTAAGTATTTGAAAAACGATAACTATGCCTCCTTTGTTCAGGCTACTGAAGATTTCTTCAATACTGTCTATACTTCTCTTACAAACGGTAAGCATATCAGTATTCTTGAAAAGTTTGCAAGAATCAATAACTTCAATGACATCAAGGCCATGGAAGCTCCGCTTATTGACCTTTATCGTAAACAGTACGGAATTCAAGTTCAACCGAACAATGATGACCTCAATGTATTCCTTCGCAATAAGCGTTTGCCAGACCCAAAGCTTGCAAACAAAGCACAGAACGATGAATACATTTATGATGATGAAACTAATGAAGATACCGATACAAAGGTATTGAAGAATTTCATGTTCCAGGATATTACTGGTCTTGAACTCAATAGCTTCATCAAGGACATTTATAAGAATATTCCATATTATAACCAGATGGCTGGTACTTATCGTGGTATCAAGTTTATTCTTGACCAGATGGGTCTCTGTGTAAAGCTTGTCGAAATCTGGTCTACTCGCGAAATCGTGGATAACTTCGACCATAACGAAGTATTTGCTCGAGAAGACGAACTCAATGCCAACAGATTCAATCTCGATAGTGGTCTTGTTTCTGACATTGGCCGTTATTATCTTACTTCTCGTTTCGATGTCGACGTAATGGAAACTGGTCTTACCTTTAAGGAATTCAATGACCTTTCTTATAACATCGTCAAGCTTATCTTGAAGGTGAAACCGATTCACCGTGTATTGAGAAAGCTCGCATATATCCATGTAACGAATACCAATTTACACTTCCAGTATTTCCTTCTCGATAAGCTCGGACGAACCCAGGAAATTCCACGTTATAAGTATACTTGGAATCTCTTCGACCCTTATGCTGTTAGAAAAGTTAAGAATGATATGGGTGTTAGCCACATCTGGGAAATCGATGAAACAATTTTCGCTGATGCATTATTCTTCCCGTTCAATACAGTAGACGCTCAGTATAAGCATGACTGGTCTCGTTATAATGCATACGGTGAAGATTTTGGACCTGGTGGTGCCGCAGCTCCGACTAATGAATATGCAGTACGTTTCCTCAATGGTCGTGCCTATGACGATTTACCGACTGAAGATGGTACAAAACCGTATTTCAATATAAACAATAGCCATGTTGACGATAACATTGATACTCTCTTGTCTAATGGTTATGCAGACGCTTCCAAGAATTCCTACAATAATCTTTTCAACATCGAAGAAAAGTTAAAGCGTTCTTTCTGTAAGAAAATCAAAATTCAATTCTGCTATCTTACTATCGTCAATGACCATAGCGATGAAGAAAATGAGTTAAGACTGTTTGCAAATAAAGTCCAGTTAACAGATGCTCCAGAGTTGATTAATACTATCAACCCGGTAGATCTTACATTTACTATTGAAAACAAAGCTCATACCTTAGATACATATAAATTTGTCGATTACTTCCTTGGAAAATATGACGCTACAACGGTAAGTGCCTTCGGCTTCGAGGGTGATCCTGCCGATTGCTGGAAAACTTATGAATTCGAACTTGGCACTATCGCTGACATCGTTTCCGATACTAATGGTTTCTGGCTTAAACTAAAGAGCAATGCTCAATCTATCTTGTCAGAACTTGGTATTGAACCGACGTTCAATGAAGATACTCATTACAATGCAGATGTCAACTATCGCCCAATTTGCTTGCTCGCAAAGATTGAAGATTTCCGTATCGCGCTCGGTACCGATTACTTGACTTATGAAGAACCTGAAGAAGTTGAAAATCCGCCTGTACCAGATGAACCATTAGAAGATATTGAATCTACTTATACTGACCGTAAGTATTTAGTTATAAAAGGCGATAAGACTTATGTTCCGCCAGTATTCGAACTTGCATGGTTTGCCGCTAGTAATGATACGAACTATTACCTTTTGAAAAAAGGTGGTAATAGACAGAATAAGACTGATTGGATTGAAATTTTCAGAAAGTCTAATTTCACGTTTACCGCACATGATAGCGAAAATGAATATCCAAATACTATAGCAACATATATTTCCCGTAAAGGTGATACAGTTTATGATAATCATGCTAGAGAAGACTGGAATCTGTTGATATTGGATGATGACCACTGGCCGATTGTTGAAAACTTGGGTGATATTGAATTAGATGAACAAGGACGACCAATAGTCATTGTTGAAATAAGATATGGTGAAACAATTTGGTATTCTGATGAAGATTTAGGTGAAAACGATTCTGGACAGCACTTTATGGTTGTAGAAAAATCCAGAAAAGATGGTATAACTACAATCATATTTAGAATATCAGATAACACAAATCCAGACTTTAGCTTACAAGAAGCCGATGGTGAATTCGCAATATCTTATCAAGAATAATAAAAAGGAGCTTTAAAGCTCCTTTTTATTATTTACTCGGAATAAACGGCTTTGGTTCTGATTTATCGTATTTACCGCTGTAAGTAATACCTTGTGTTTTTGTATCGAAATTGAAATTCATACTACTTACAGTTCCTTCTTCCGTATATGACGTATAATATGCAGAATATGTATTGAAATATTTGTCATACATGGTCTTGATACCGAATTTAATTGTATCGTCATCGTTATCACCAAAACCAGATAATGACATATATTCCTTATCGATTTTCCATGTGTCAATATACGGGACATCTACAATCTGATATGCACCTGCTGACGGTACATATTGTTCTTCTGGGTATGTTATATGGGCAGAAGCTGGACACCATCTCTTAGTTTCCTTGACAAGAAGTTTGGAGTCTTCTTCATACGTCGTTAATTGCTCCGTACGCGTGTAGAAATACTCCGTTGTCTGAGTCAGGGTTTCATCATCCCAGGTAACAACGGGCTGTCCAGAAAGCACGTATGCGCTCGTAACGAGCGTTCCATAAACCTTAGAGAAGTCATGTGGCGAATCAATCGTTCCATTCGGATTTCCAAATACTTGTGCATGCCACAAACTACCGGCAGTATGTTCGGCCTGTAAGAACGTATTGATTTTCGTGATAATCTGAGCAGTCTTAATCGGCAAGTAATAAACAGCTTCGATAGTAAACGAAATTGTTCCAGTAATCTCACGACGGTCTTCTTCACCCATGGCATCATTATCAATCTGAATACCAGGATCATTCATCTTGAGCTTAATAGAACGACGCTTATTGAAGAACCAGAATTCCTTTACCGACAAGAATGCGGCTGGACGGAATCTTGGAATTATCTGTTCATTAAGCTGGTTCAAGTCATCAATCTTTTCGCAATGGAAAATCATTGATACGTCAATATTTACCGGAGCCGGCTGAACGTCAGACCAGAACTGTTCTTCCATATCGTATTCGATACCAGCTTTAGTCAATACATCATTATAGAAAGCACGAGTCTCATAAACGCCGGAATCACGGTCAGCTGCATAACTAACCTTGTCAAGCTTATAGGTAATATTCGGCAAAGATAAATAAGCCTTATCTCCAGATTCCTGTTCGGTTCTGAAGTCATGAGACTTCTGTCTTGGACCATATTTAATTGGAACGTTAATCCACTTTTCTACTTCCTGGTTTTCATTTCTTCGACCGACATACATATCGTTAAAGAAATTACCGAATGCGGTCATAATGGCACGGGTCGTATCTGCAAAATAGTAATTGGTTGGATAACCAAAATTCTTTTTTGTAGGGTCACCGGCCTTATGATAACCGACCAAATGCGGTTTAAATCCAGGCTGTTTATAATTTATCATTGCCATGAATTACCTATTACGAGAATTTAGAAATTAAACCGTATTCAGCTTCGAGAGTTTCAAGTGTACCAGTAATTAAACTGTTAATTGCCGGCTGAGCTTCGAACTTCTTTCCAATAACAGCCAAGTCATCATTGTACTTACGGAGCTTGCGAAGTGCATTTTCCGGATTATAAATCTTTCCGTCAACATCCGAAGGAATCGGGTTGATAGAGAACGCTTCCTTTGCAAGGCAGATTTCAACAAGAGCATCCGCAAAGTCACGAAGCTTCTCATAAACCGTCTGGAAATGAGTATGATGGAATCCGCTATCACATGACCAGTGATAAATATGAACCTGGTTGGCAAAGTTAAGAGTTTCGACAGCAAAAGTAAACAACGACTTGATGTCGGAAGAATTCTTATCTTTCAAATATGTTAAAAAATTTTCCTTATCCATTTTTAAAACCTCTTATTATTTATTTGATTCTACCTTCTGCATAAGCTATACGAGCTTCTTCATTAAGCTTCTCGATTAGCAATCCTTCATTCTTAATTTTTCCCTTCTTAAGCTCTTCATGATAACGCTTCGCGGCATATTCTGCAATTTTTCTTTCGCGTTCCGTATCAAAGCCTTGGGCTTCATAAGTAACAGTTTTCGTAGTTACACCATTCTCTGTTTTTACAGCAACAGAAGTCTTCGTATTCGAAGAAGAATTGGATCCAGAAGCAAGATTTTCCTTCGGTTTAACTGGCTGAGATTCCTGCTTCTTCATGCCTTCAGCTGTCGCCAATACCGGTTTAGAATCGTTTTCTTTCTGTTGTGCCATGGCGAGTGCTGCCTGATATGCTTCTGACGAACCATTGCTTCCGCCGTTAGACGACGCAATTACAGGCTGGCGATAACCGCCAGTTTTCGACTGCGCCAAGGCTTCAGTCTTCTTTGCGTCTTCTGCAGCAACACGATTATCGTGACGTTCCTTCAGACCATTCCAGTCTTTCTGGTTAACAATAGCCTGTGCTGCCTTATGTTCTTCCGTTGTATATCCGGCTTCCTTAGTATTTTCAATACGAGGCTTACCGTTATCATAAGTTCCACGCATCATCTGATATGCGAGTTCGTCTACACGGTCATTATCATTAGAAGTTACAGCATTGGACTTCGTAGATTCCTTAGAAACCGTCGAAGTCTTTTCTGTTGCTTCACTCAAATCCTTAGCATTGGCAAGATTTGCAGCATTACGAAGTCTTTGTTCTTCAGCGGCTCTTGCAGTCTTCAAATCGCCTTCCTTAGATTCAATATCAGCAAGCTGCTTGTTGAGAGAATCCAAATTGCTTCTCATTTCTTTCAACTTTTCATTGGATTCACTTCTGTTCTTAATTGCGGTATCAAGAGCCTTGCTCTTTTCTTCACGCGCTTCTGCCCTTTCTTTATAGCCCTTATGCTTTACATTTCCGCTATATTCTTCATCATATGCCTTCAATGCCGTGCCATGTGCATTTATCAATTTCTGATGAGTTTCTTCTTGCTGTTTAATAGCTTCTTCCTGGGCCTCGATTGTCTTTTCAAGAACTTCCTTCTGGGACGACAATTCAACTTCCTTAGACTTAATGTCCTTCAATTCCTTAGAAGTTGTTGCAGCAGACTTAGTAGAACTGGTCTTGATTTCATTTGCCTTGGCTTCCGGAGTAGTCGTTTCTCCACCAGCAACACGAGCATCATGACGGGCTTTGAGTCCTTCCCAATCCTTCTGATTAACAATAGCCTGTGCAGCCTTGATTTCTTCGTCAGTATAACCTGCAGCCTTTGCAGCTTCTTTACGTGCCTTACCA